AAACCTCATCAAATATTGGTGGGGTTTTTTCTTTACGCTACAATAAAACTAAATTACTTTATTAATCGTGGCAGCTACTATAGACGCAACAATATCTGGAGCAAATGCTAATAGCTATGTCACATTAGCTGAAGCAGACGCATACTTTGAAACCGTCCCAAGTTCTACGCAATGGGATAACAAACAGGACGATAAAAAGAATAGAGCATTAATAGCTGCAACAAGATGGATTGATAGTTTTATGTATTTTGGGGATAGATGTGATCAAGGCCAGGCATTAAAGTTTCCAAGAAATAATTATCAGGTAGATGATGTGGAATTAGCTTGTACAACAATTCCAAATAATATTAAATATGCACAATATGAGTTAGCTAGAGCTTTAGCAAATGATACAGATGCGATGACAGGAAATGTAGGAACAAGTGGAAATATTGCAGAAGCAAAGTTGGGTGATTTGGAAGTCAAATATAATACTGCTAGTCAGGGAACTGGCCCTGTAAACAATATTATGGATGTTTATCCATGGTTACAAAGTTATCTTGGAAGCTATATGATTGGTGGAGCAGGATCTTTCCAAATGAGGGTAGTTAGAGGATAGTATGTCTTTAATTGATAGTACATTTAAAGGGTTACCAGAACAGTTATTAAATACATTTGGTATTGATATTACTTATATAAAAACTGCTGCATCGCAAACTTATAATACTTCTACAGGAGAGGTAAGTGGATCTGATACTAATATTTCTGTAAAAGCTATAATTAGTAGTATGTCTGGGTCAGAATATGAAGGAACAAGTCAGACAAATGATTTAAAAATTATTTTTGGTAATAAAGAGTTAGGTACATATTATCCAAAGGTTAAAGATAGGATTCAATATGCAGAAGATGGAGTAAATAAAGTTGCAAGAATTATCAGTATTAATACATCTAGAGGAAATAATCCTATACTTCATACAGTTATTGCGAGACCACAATAATGACTAAAAATTTAAAAAATTTTAGAAGAGATATAAATAAAATAAAGATTTCAGCAGTTTATTCTGGCCCTGCAAAAGCAGCCGAAAGAATAGTAACTGAGTTACAAGAAGAAGGCCCAGCGTGGACAGGTTTATATTCAAATTCTTGGCAAATTCAAATAGAAGGAGAAAAGTCTACAGGTACTCGTAGAGAAGGTAATCCTCAACCTGTAAAAGCACCAAAATTATCGATTAATGCAATTAATAAAATTTCTAATAAAACTGAATCAATTATTATTATTTCTAATTTAGCTAGAAGTAGACCATATGCTCAAGATGAAAAGTTAGGAAGATTTAGAAAAGGTCAAGTGCGTAATAAGTTAATTACAAATGAACCTAAATATAGTGCAGGAAAAACTAAATTAAAAGAAACAGGTAATATGGCTAGTACAGGACGAAAAGGGATAACAAGAAGAGGTGATATAGGAGGAGGAAGTAATCTTTCTCAATCAAGTAGAACTGCACCTTTAGATTGGTTTCCTACATATGCAAAAGGAGGTAAATTACAAATAGCAGTAAAGAATGAGTTAAATAAATCAATAAATTTGATTAAAGCAGGAGGTAAAGGTTTCTAATGAATTATCAAGGAATTAGAGCAAAATTTGAAACACCGATTAAAACAGCTTACGCTGCATTAAGTCCTGCTGTACCTGTATTTTTTGATAATTTTGGTGATGTAACATCGGATGCTGACAGCGAATTTGTTTATGTAAATGTTCAATTCGGATTAACAACTGAAGTCGGTTTAACTTCTTCATTAGATAATGTAAGAGGAATTATTACAGTAAGAGCATTTGCTGAAAAAGATAAAGGGCCAGCTAGAAGTCAGACTTTAATTAATACTGCATTTACAAGTTTACAAACAATAAATAGCACAGGACAGCCTACAAGTGGTATTCATGTAAGAACTGGAGAGATTACTGGGCCTACTTTTGCAGATGACAGACCTTTCTTTATCTCAACAATCGAAACAAATTTTCAAGCTACAGTAATTTCTTGAATCTTTTAACAAATCTACGCTATCCTAGAGACATATCGGGTAGTACCCGTATGTTCAAACCTTAGAATTATTAATCATGGCTACAGTTCTATCGGGTACTTCGGGAGCGTTATATTATTCTCCTGCTGGTACAAGTTCAACACAAATTCTTGCTGCTTCTTTTCCTGCTGGATCAGGTGGAGATACAACACAAATTAATGTTGGCACACAGTTAGGTTTCAGAGTAAACGACACAGTAACACTTGCATATCCAAGTGGATCTACAGTAACAAACTGCATAGCAGCAGGGGATCATTTTGTGAAAACTTATGATGCGTCTACTGGAGAGATGACTCTATCTGCAACAGCCGGGGGAGCAGCTTTAACAGCTTCAGCAGCACCGACTTTTACATCAGGAACTTTTGCAAGTATTACATTTACAGAACCATTAGTTGTTGGATCTGTAAGAGAGTGGAGTTTTGAGATAACCAGAGCAGAAATTGACGTAACAAGTATTGGTCAAACTGTTACTCAAACAGCACCATTTAGAACCTTTATCTCAGGTTTTGCTGATGGTAGTGGTTCTGCTAGTGTTTATTCAACAGATGATGACACACTTCTATCCAGTAGAATGGTTGAAGACGTTATTCAACGTCAGCAAGCTGGTGCAAAGGTAAGATTGTATATTGATCGTCAAATGAGTGGTGCTAACGTAGATCAAACCGCAAGTAGATCAATTTTGGCAGACATCATTCTTACATCTGCAAGTTTCAACGTAAACCCTGATGACGGACAGATTGTAGAGATAGCCTTCAGACCAAGTGCTGCTCCAACATTCGATTTATCTAAGACTGCCTAGTTTAATTAGCATAACTTAACGAACCTCAGTTTATCTGGGGTTTTTTTATGTTTTGCATTAGAATAATAGTATACTATTTTATTTTTATGGCTACTAATCTCTCTGCATTAGACAGACTAAGAAAAGCTGCAAATCTTGAACCTTCTAAAAAAGAAGTAACTTTATCAGATGGATCTTTATTTGAAATGTATGTAACTCCATTAACAATGGCGGAACGAGAAAGAGCACAAAAACAAACGAAAGATGATGCAAATGCTTTTGCTCTTCAGCTATTAATGTATAAAGCATTAGATGAAAATGGTAATAGATTATTTAAGTCTGGAGAAATCGATATTTTAAAAAACGAAGTAAAAGATAGTGATTTACAGAAATTAATGCTTGCTGTTATTGATGAAAAGGAGGAAGACATTGACCCAAAAGATTAGTACAGGAATTAAAAAAAGATAATTTAATGATGTTGCAATTTGGTGTTGCAAAAGAATTAGGTAAATCTTTAGTTGAAGTTAGAGGTATGACAATACAAGAACTTATTGGTTGGAGTGCATATTTTCAGATATTAAATGAAGAACAAGAAAAAGAGTTTGAAAAAGCAAAACGAAGGAGATAAGCTAGAATAAGGTTAATTTTGTATCTTTTATTGTGGCTTATCAAGCTGATATACGAATCTCAGTTAAAGGTGCAAAACAATTAGATGCGTTATCAAAAGCTGCTGATAAATTAGTACCACAAATAAATGCAGCAAATGCAGCTTTTATAAGACTTGGTGAAATACAACAAAAAAATTTACCTTTAGTTGTAAACTTTACTAGGGTTTTACGAGAAAATCAAAAAGCATTTGCTAGTACAATATTAAGTAATAAAGAAGCCACTGATGCTGCTAAAGGTCAAGCAAAAGCAGAAAAAGAATTAAATAATGAATTAGCAAGAAGAAATGCAGTATTAAATAAAGCAAGAGGAATAAAGTCTGATCCTGTTGCAAAATCTATTGCTCGTAATCGAGGTAAACTAAGCGATGCTAACGCTCTAGCGTTTGAAAATGTAAGGGATTTACCAGGTGGATCTAAACGTCCTTCTCGTTTTGCTCAATTTTCACAAGATGTGACCAAAACATCTGTTGAGAAAAAAATTCAAGCAGATTTAGAAAATGAAAAAAGATTAGCGAAAGATATTGCAGATATTCGCAGTAGAAGTGCTTCAAGAATAGAAACACATAATAAAAGAAGAATTTCTAGGGAAAAAGAAATAGAAAAAATTCTTAAAGATGCTGAAAAAGTTAGTAAACAAAGAAGTAAAATTTTACAGCGAGATGCAAAAGTTATTAAACAAGAGATTTCTCAGAGTGCAGGAGGAAGATTTAGAAGATTTCAAAGGAATAGAACATCTGAAGATAAAAGAATTAGAAGAGATACTTTATCAAGTGCAGCTATTGGCGGTGCTTTTCCTTTATTATTTGGACAAGGCCCATTAGCTGCTGCTGGTGGTGCTGCTGGTGGATTTGCTGGTGGAATTTTGGGTGGTCAGGCAGGATTTGCATTATCTCTTGTTGGTACTCAAATAGGTTCAGCTATATCGCAGCTTGTTGCTGGTGCAGGAGAATTAGGACAAGCTATAGGTTCATTTGCACAAGATACACAAGCAGTAACAACTGCTATTGGTTTACAAAATTCAGCAGAACAAGCCAGATTAAATTTAATTGAAGAAGTAGAAGGAAAAACAGCAGCTTTTAATGCTTCTATGAAGTTACTCAGACAAGAAGTAGGAGAACGTGGTGTTAAAGCTTTACAGAGATTTGGAGAAAATCAAAGAATAATAAATCGTACTTTTGCAACGCTAGGGACTAATTTACAGTCATTAGCAGCAAGAATTGTTAATTTTGTTTTAGAAATTACAGGAATTGAAAAAGAATTAAATTTAGCTGAAGCTCAAAGAATTGTTCAAAATCAAGCAATTTTAACAGGTGATCCAAAGGCAAAACAATTAGCTAAAGATATACAAGAGACAAAAAGAGTACCTAGAGAGGGTTCTTTAGCTACAGGACAAATAGTTGGTTTAATCCCAAATACTAATAAAGCTAGATTAGCTGAAAAAGCAAAAGAAACTGATGAAGCAGTTCTTCAATTCGCTCAAGAAACAAAAATTAATAATCAATTAGATTTACGTTTTAAAAAATTAACATCAATAGCTCAATCAAAAAAAGATGAACTTGATTTAAATCAAAGAGTTAATAAACTTTCAGAAAAACATAATAAACAATTAGCAACTGAGATAGCAAAGATAAATCAAAAATTTGATAAACAAAAACAGATATTACAAGGTGAAATAGGTGAACTTCAATTTAAATTTATGAAAGGAGAATTAGATAAAAATGAAATTACATTTCTTGATCAAAAGATAAAAAAATTACAAGATTTAGGTATTCTTCAAGAAGATGTTGTTGATGATACGATTACTTTAGGAAATGCAACAGATAAAGTTGCAGAAGCATTTCAAAGGTTAAATGAAACTATAAGAAATGATATTAAAGAAGGTATAAAAGGACTTATTAAAGGAACTTCTACTCTTGGTGATCTGTTAAATAATGTTGCGGATAGATTTTTAGATTTAGCATTGAATCAAGCATTGTTTGGTAGTGCTGCTGGAGAATTTACAAAAGGTAAAGGTGGTGGAATATTTGGTGCTATTGCTGGGATGTTTGCTAACGGAGGTAGGCCACCAGTAGGCAGACCTTCAATCGTTGGTGAGAAAGGGCCAGAACTATTCGTACCAAGAACCTCTGGAACGATTGTGCCAAACAATAAACTCGGAGGTGGCGGTAGTACGAGTGTTGTTGTTAATGTAGACGCATCAGGTTCAGATGTTCAAGGAGATGATGCTGGAGCAAAAGAACTTGGAACTCTCATATCTGTTGCAGTACAAGGAGAGTTATTGAAACAACAAAGACCTGGAGGGCTACTTTCTAGTTTACGCTAATGGCTACTTTTCCTAGTTACAATCCACAATATTCTGCTACAAAGCGTAGTCAGTCAAACCTTAGAATCACTCAGTTTGGAGATGGATACCAACAAAGAACTACTTTTGGATTAAATCAAGACCCTAAAATTTGGAATCTTACTTTTAATGTTGACGATGAAGATGCAGATGAAATTGAAACATTTTTAGAAACTGAAGCCAACAATGGTAGATCATTTGATTGGTCACCTCCTGATACAACGACAACTTTTAAATGGATATGTAGAAGTTTTTCTAGAGAAATATTTGAATTTGATCGAAATAGAATTTCAGCTAGTTTTGAAGAAGTATTCGAACCCTAATGGCAGTACCAGTTTCAGCTTTACAAGAAATAAATCCTGGAGCAGTAATAGAACTGTTTACTTTGCAACTTGATGCAACATTGCATGGCTCAACTACAATTTATAGATTTCATAATGGTGCAAATCTAAATGCAAACGGAGAAGTTGTATGGGCTGGTAATACTTATTTAAGATTTCCCATTGAGTGTACTGGTTTTGAATTTACAGGAACAGGAACTTTACCGAGACCAACCATATCCGTCAGTAATATCTTTGGAACGCTTACTGCAATCATGCAAGACGTTAACCAGACAACAGTTGGTAACGACTTAAATGGTGCGAAACTAACAAGAATTAGAACCTTGGCACGTTTTTTGGATGCTGTTAACTTTGCTCCGCAAACTGTCACAAGCACATCAACTCAAACTGTAGCTGACCCTTCTGACGCTGAAACTGTCACATATACTGTCACAGTAGTCCAAGACTCTGGTGGTGCAAATGTTTTTGCAATAAATGGAGTGCAAAGGCCAGTTATTACAATGAAGCGTGGCTCAACCTATATTTTCAATCAATCTCATAGTTCTAATGTAAACCACCCTTTGAGAATAAAATCTGATGCTGGAGGACAGCAAACTAGTGTTAATGCAGGAACTTTAGGCACAGATGCAACTGTAACTTATTCTCCAGCTTATCCTTCTGCTCCAAATGATTTGAGATACTATTGCACAAGTCATGGAAATAACATGGGTAATACGATTACAATGAATAACCCAAATACGATCCAGCAACAAACAACTTCATCTTCTACCACACAATCTAACCCATTCGGTACTCCTGACCCAACGGCAGAATTTCCTCAAGAAATTTATTTTTTAGACAGAAAAATTAGTGAAAATAGAGATATTGTTCAATGGGAGGCAATATCAGCCCTAGACTTGGTAAATGTAAAATTACCAAAAAGAATAGCCACTAGAGATATTTTTCCTGGTATTGGTACGTTTGTTGGATGACTTGGCAGGATATTGCACTTAAACACGCAGAAAAAGATGCACCACATGAAGCGTGTGGTTTATTAGCTGTTTATAAGGGTAAAGAAAAATATTTTCCCTGTAAAAATCTTGCTGAAGATTTAGGTGAACAATTTATTATTGATCCTGATGATTGGGTAAAAGCTGAAGATGCTGGAGAAGTTATTGCTGTTTTTCATAGCCATCCACAAATTCCACCATTTCCAAGTCAAGCTGATCTTGCAAGTTGTGAGTATTTAGATTTACCTTTTTATATTGTCACCCCAGAAACAAAAGAATGGCATTATTTTGAGCCATCTGGCTATAAAAAAGGATTAATTGGTAGGCAATGGGTATGGGATATTCAAGATTGCTGGACTTTGATTACTGATTGGTATAAAGAAAAGAAAAATATAGAAATAAAACATTGGAAACGACCCAAAAGCCCCGAAGAATTTAGCAAATCACCCTTATTTGAATATGCTCTACCTAAATTAGGTTTTATTGAAATAGATGATAATGTTGAAACAGAAGTT